CATCATCAAAAATCTACAGACACGATGGCAGCCGGCCAACTGTCAATCAAAGTGCCACGTCATCATTGACGTCATGGCGCAGCACGCTACGCGCTGACGTCAGCGCGGGGGCGGCCGGCGCGCGGCAGGGGCGGGCCGCGGGCGGGGTTTGATGACGTAAATTCACCGTGAGAATATCTCCTCTTACACAAGGTGAATTTAATGTCACCGGAAATTTATTTTTTAAATAATATTTCCGCAATCCTCCTCACCCTTCCTGAATAAATATCATTGTGTTCATACTCAAATAATTACCCACCTGATTCACGCCCTAATCCGGATATGTGATCTCAATTCTCGTACTGCTCTTCACACCCTCCTTTATTCTCTAGTCTTTAAATTCAGCTCCGACTGATAATTTTTTCACTTTTATTTCCTTCAGCTGCTGTTTCGTGAGTATTTTCTCTTTTATAATGAATTCTTCTACATTTTTTGTAGAATTTCATTTACCGGCTCCAGTGGTTGATTATATTCAATCTTTTACCACTCATCCGGTGGATCATTTAGCCATTGAATTTTTATTTAATGGATTAGATAGTAATCTCCCCCTACTCCTGCCGGTACCTTCGCGTATTGTTATTGGCTGTTTTTCTGTTAATATGAGTACAAATCTCACAGTGATTTTTTCTATTACTGCTTCTGATTTAAGTGCTTCAGTTTTAGAAAGCTTATTGCGGGTCTTAAACTATGAATGGATTGCACACTTATCAATGATTCGAGCTCCTAATCTACCGATTTGTGATCCGCCGTCTTTGGATGTGGACCTGTTGGAGCAATCATCTCTAATCTTATTACCAAGTGAAGAAAGGCATTTTTCGTCCAGATAAATGTGAGTGATTAATATGGCCGAAATTGTCTATAGTTCTTTATTTATTTTTTAATCTGCCAGCTTCAGTATTAAATCATGTTCAAAGTTTTTTATGCTGAGGATGTCTGCCCGGCTACCATAGAGCTTCTTCAAAGATGTTTGGAAATAAATTTAACAAGTATTCCTCGTGCCGTGCCTTGGTCTCAAAATACATTTGCTATTAGCTGCTTTCCTCTAAAATCGCCAGATGCAGGACTGAGTGTATTGATTTCTATAGGCGCTGCTGAATTTGATGAAAGAGAGCAGACATTAATAGCTTGTGTGCAAGAACTACGTGACCACTGGATCAGATCAGCTGCCAATTTAAAATCAGGCGGAGCCTTATATTCCATCAGCCATTATCGGAAGCCAGGAGAGATCATTTTGGATCAAGAATTACTTCAGCAAGTGCATATCGAGGCGGTGAGCAATAGTTTCAAATTTGAATTAATCTGTCAATAAGGAATCAAGATGGAAGATGCGCCCCGTCAGTTGTCATTATATGAGTGCGCCATGGTGCGTTTGACATTGCTTGGTGAATCTCACAGTAAATCAACGGCTGCTTATTTTGAGCATTTTGGATATTTTCCAATTCCATTGAAACCTATTTTGAGTCCTTTGGATAGAAGATTACTCCGTCTGCCTTGTGACTGTTGCATTTTTGGGCGTTGTGATACTGGATACTTCATCAGTGGAAATGCAACCTGGCGGGTTTATTGTTGTGGGGAGCAAGCTGGTCAGACTCTGCAGGGTCTCTGTCGCTCTAGTATATTTTTGGAACTTTTTAAGATGTGTATAGCTGGTACTGCTTTTGATGCTGCTTTTCCTTTTTATCGTCGGGAGCTATCCAAGCTGTCAACGCGCTATCTGTACTATGTGGGTAGTGTGTATGTGAATAATGTTCATTTATTGTATTTTACAAATTATATAGGGGTAAATAATATTTTTTTAAAATCTCTGATTAGTTTTGTTTGGGGGGATATTTATCTTGGGAATGGCTTAGATGATAAGTGTGTTATTATTCCTTGCTACGCCTGTGCTGAGTTGGGCGAGGCTGCGGTTAGTCGTTGCTTGCTTAAGGTGAAGGAAATGATGATGTGGTATTTAACATGTCTGCCCAATGATTATCATTATCGGTGTGGCTTATTTCAACAACGGGATAAATTGATTCAAAGAGTGGCAGCGGGGGAACCTGTATTGAGGAGGGTTTTTGATAGCTGGCTGTTTCCATCTGGCGGAAGGAGAATACGCCCTCAACGTTCATTTTATTTTCCTTAATTGTGCTATTTATTTACAGCTATGGTGGACCGCGTGCGATGTCCAGCTTTGGGATGGAGTTATAATAGCTACAAAATATGGATGCAGGCATTTAGTCTGGTGGCTTTTGGATTATGGCTACAACATCGAAGCAATTGTGAGGAGACTGTCAGAGTGGCCCTGCTGGATTTGTACTATTTAAGCAATTATAAGCATCGCCAGGAAAGGAAGATCAGGGCTTTAAGCAAAAGTGCTCTTTGGCAGAAGTGTTTTTTTATGTACTGTAAATATAAGCGTGTGCAGAAAATCCTCCAGTGTATATCATCATGCAAGAACCCATCTCCATCTGTGTGGCCAATCATCACATTGTAGCCAAAGTGCGCAGCTCTCCCACTGCGGCGGGGTTTGCTACCATGGTTCATTGGCCTATTCCTTGGAAGGCTCTTTTACCAGCAGAGGATTCTCACTTAATCCCCTTTCTTCGGGATTATTGTATTTCTTTTGTTATTCCGGGAAAGCGTCGATCATATTATATCCATGGGGATGAATGGTTATATATTCATTGTCATTGTACAAAACCAAAAAGCCTCCAATGTAAATCTGCGGGTGTATATTTTCAGAACTTGGTGAAGCGCTGTGTGCATGGTGCGCAATTTGACAAGGTTTATTGGTTTTTTAGAAGGGAGCTATCCAAGCTATCATCAGTTTTTCTAAATTATGTGGGAAGTGTGTATGTAAATAATGTTCATTTGATATATTTTAATAGTTCTTTTATGATTCAGAATGGAAGCTATGTAAGGTGCACTCCCTGGGGGGAGTATGTGTGGGTAAAGGGAAATAGCTGTATGTATGTTATATTGATTTGTCGCAGCTGTAATCCCCTGTGTGAGATGACTGTCAATTGCTGTTTGAGGAGGTGTAAAAGGAAAATGCAATATATGTTGAATTTGGCCCCGAAATCAGTCCGAAAGCATTTGGGCATGGCGCGCATGCGTGATAGATTTTTGGAGCGGCTGGCGCGTCTGAGAGAGCCCATCCTGTTTGACCGGTTTGATTTATCCCTGTTATTTTAAACTATCATGATCAGAATAATAAAGACATACCGGAAAGTAATGCAGTAACTGTTTGCATTTTTTATTTAACTCCAGTAGGAAAAGGTCACTGTGGAATGTTCAAAAGGCTGGCGGGAGATAGTGTTGAAATCTTGCCACACAAAAATCAAGGCATGGCCTGCGGCATAATCAATGCTGCGACGTCCGTTCAAAGTAACTAATAATGTGCAAAAGCCACCAGCTCCCAAGATGGGTTGCATGGCAATGAGGTTTCTACCTGGGAGTGTTCCTGTGTTTTGAGTTAGAATGGGATAGAGAGTGGAAGAGGGCATAAAGGGACTTTTCGAGGCACCGGGATTATCTTTGACTTCCCATGTGCCTTGTAAATTGGATCCAGCTCTGAGATTCCCCTGATTATCTAAGAGAATAAAACATTCAAGCCTTCCGTGACCAGCATTAACATATTGACCAAATTGGCTGTTGCTTTGCATAGACATGGTGCCCATTACTAATCCTGTTGTAAATCTAGTTAAGCTGAGAAACATGGCACTGCCAGGGGCAGTATAGCCATGCCATGTCACATTTCCAGTATTACTCATACCAGTCCATAATGTTTGGATTACTAGATTTGGGCCCGTGGTAATACGGCCCTGGTTATCATATTCTAATCCAGCTCCGAGTTTAACAGCTAGGTAGGGTTCATCTTGATTTTCCACATATTCCAAACCTCTGCCAATGGGAATATACAGCTGCTTTGTTGCAGGATTAGTTTTCAATCCCTGTCCCAAATTCAATTCCAATTTTGCATTGTGTATTTGGAAGCCCTTTCCCACAAGTAGAGTCAGTTGACCTCTGCTATTAATTATCATGGGAGCATCCAAGGATAAGCGGAGGTCATCTTCATTATTGCTGGGGGTTCTACCGAATGTGATACCGGGTCCCAATAGAAGAGTTAAATATTTGGATGAGGGATTGAGGCGCATACCTGGACCAGGTTTTACTTGAAGGGCGCTATTAATTAATTCCAACCCCGCCCCTATGGTAAGGCTGATTTCATTTTCAGCGAGTGATAGGGGAGCGGCAAGTCTGGGTAGATTTGCATTACCGGTAGGTGTAACTGTCAGAACTCCTTCACGCATCTGGAGTCCGGAGCCCACTCTTAAAGTAAGACCTTGCTGATCCATGGTAAGGCCGTTGCCCAACCGTAGGGCTAGGGCACTATTATTTACATAAAGACCTTCCCCTAAGGAGAGTTGCAGATGAGAATTGGAAACCCGCAAGGGCGCTTCTGCTGTTAGGTTTACAGGCGCTGTAGGCGGTGAAGGGTTAAGAGCAGCTGCGGTTATGGCACCATTTTCAAAACGGAGATTGGCTCCTAGTTTAACAAAGATTTTATTGTTTCGGAGCTCTAATCCATCCCCTAAGTTTGGACGTATGACAGTATCGGTCAGAGTGAGTCCATCTCCCGCTGTGAGACTATTTTCGACTGCTTGGGATGAAGAATCAAAGCGGAGCCCGCGTCCTAACTTTACAGCCAGGGCCCTATTAGAAAACTGGAGGCCTGTTCCCAGTTCTAGTGTGAGGTTTGAGCCATCGGCAGTTAGGCCAGGGCCGAGATTGAGGCCAATTTTATTATCTATGATGCCGAGTGGAGCATGTAAATCAGCCAGGAGATTATTTCCTTGAAGACGGAGGCCTGCACCGGGATTTACTTGCAACCTTTGACGATCCACATAGAGTCCGGGGCCTATATTCAGGCCGAAGGTCCCATTATTATAGGAAATGGGTCCACTGCCGGCCAAATTAACTACCAGAGTTCCATGGGATGCATCTAATGGGGATCTACAATTTATGCTTAAACTATTATCTGTACCAAAGCGGATGCCAGCTCCGATAAATACTTGGATTGCATTATTAACCATTCTGAGCCCGCGACTGATATTAGCTATTGTGCGCCCGGAGGAATCAGCGGTGAGTCCAGGACCAAGTCTGGCCTGCAGTTCTCCTGATGTTAATGCTAGGCCATTGCCGGCTCTTACGCGAAGCAAGGAGTCATGGATTTCCAGACCATCTCCTGGGGAGACGGCTAATTGATGATCTACCATCCGGAGACCGGGTCCCGGAGGCACGGTTACCCGATTATCCCGAATTGCTATCCCTTCGCCGGGGTATAGGGACAGTTTGTTTTGATCGGGTGCAATATAAAGACCTGGGCCCAGGTCAAGATTGAGAGTGTTCTGTGCATAGGTAAGCCCCTGGCCAACATTGATGTTTATTTGCAAAAGGCCTTCTGGGGTGAGTGTAAGGCCGGCTCCGGTTTGTAAGGTCAGGGTTCGTGTTATATCATCTAGGCGTAACCCTGGTCCAGTATGTACGGCCAAAGTGTTTCCATCTATGTATAAACCTTTCCCCGGCAATACGGTAAGAGCTGAATTATTTAAAGTTAAACCAGGGCCTGTTTTAATGGTAGTTTTGTTTGCTCGGATTTCTAAGCCATCCCCTAATGCGGCAGCAATTTGGTCCTGGGCATTGAGGTAAATGCCGGGGCCAGCTTTCAGAGTAACTGCATTATTCAGGATTTGCAACCCAGCTCCAGTTTGTACCATGAGCCGATTTCCATCTCCCAAATGGAGACTAGGCCCCATGAGTAGAGACAAGCCATCGGCAGTTGCTGTTAGGGGATACTGAGTCACAACGGCTAACTGATTGTGGTCTGCCACTGTCAACCCATTACCGGTATTGACACGGAGGGCATTGGTGAGGGTAAAGGATAGTCCCGGTCCTGGAAGAATTGCTAGCCTCTTATTCTTGAGGTGGAGGCCTTCAGAGAAGAGAAGGGTTACGTTGCCCGCGCTATCAGAGGCTAATGGGGAAATGACAGCGGATGCAAGGTCGTTTGTTTCCAGGAGACCCTCGGGGTTAAGATGGATGCCGCGTCCAAGGCCCAGAGTCAGCGAGCCGTCCTCGTCGAATTTAAATGGCTTTTCTACATTCATGGCCAGAGTGGCATCTTGATTTTCAAAGAAGCCTTTCCGGTCATAGAAGGGCGGCATGATATGTGGCCGTTTAGTAGTGTAGGGATACACTAGATTTAAATCCTGGGTGGCCGCTCTCTTCATGCTTGTAATCGACGGACTTTATTTGCAGATGAAAATAACCTATAATGGAGAATTATTCGAAAGTGACATCGATTTTAGAGCATTTCGAAAATATGCGTATGTGAACCGCATCGCATATGAGAGTTTTGAAGAAGGATATTGGATTTCGGCGCAAGGGGAAAAATCAATCACTCAACTCAAAGTAGAATTGCGGTAAGCAGAATTTAATATATTGCTTTTCAAGAGTATGAAAAATCATTGGGGATACAGGTATTGATTAAGATCATGGTTGCGGGATCAAAGATTCAGCATGGTTTCATCTTACATGATTTAATTGATTGGTTTATATGTAGTAGGATTCCATTGAGCAATGAGACCGCGCACTTTTTCTAGTAGTGGGGGTCCCACAGTTGCCAAAAGAAGGAGACAGCCGGCACAGAGGATGAAGATAGAGAAGGTTCGTGCATCGAATGGCAGGGTTTTTTCCGTTGCTGGAGGTGGAGCAGCGAGAGGAGGGTCCTCCACCTTAGGAGTGGTGCAGGTCGAAAGCATAAACAGCTGAAAGAGGGAAGGACGGTCAGATTGTATAAAGGCAGTATATTGCCCGGCCAGGCTCTCAGTAAAGTTAAAGATGGTTAGTGAATCTCCAGTGACATTCAGGTAGCACATCAATGGTGGGCAATACCAGCGTACATGACCCGAGGGGCGATAGATTGTGGCAATGCGGATATCACCAAAGAGCCAAGTAACGGCTTCATGAGAGCCCCCCCAGGAGGGATGACAGGCGTAGCGTGAGCTCCTTCGCAGCAGGCTGACAGATGGGCACATCGGCATCAGTGCAGGTGAAGTGGGATCTTTATTTAAAATGGCGGTTAGGAAGCAGCTAGAGCTTGGAGAGTGCAGTGATCTTTCATATAGTTGCCGTGGAACCACAATGCTGCTGTTATGTCCCGTAAAGTGCGGAATGACATCGCGAGCCGCGATTGCCGTCCCATTACGGCGGAGCAGAATTGACAGCCAAGATCCTTGGGGTTCTCTGGCCATCCACATGACCAGATTGGGATTATCTGTTTCACTTCCATAATCACACACATAAGTCGATGCATAATCATCAGCTCTAGTCGCAGCATAGAGATGTATGGCACTTGCAAATTTTGGATAAAAGAAAATGATCAAGGTGAGAGCGCAGCAAAGTTTCTTCATGATGAGACAGATCAACTGTATCCGCTCACAGAGTTCGTATAGACGTTGTAATGGCGTATAAATTGATCCGGGTATGAATCTGGGGGTCCTGAGTAGGGGTTGAGGTAGACAGCTGGCACAAACTCCTCCACAAATTGCCGCGATCCTATTCCTCCGTAGCGAGCCTCGGAAGGTAGGGCATGGAAGGCAAAGTCTGTTCGCAAGGGATTAAAAGATGATCGAGAGCCTCCTCCTAGTTGAAATACTCCATCAGGTCTCATGCAGGATGCAGAGAATGAAGTGAAGCCTTCTCCAGCGGAGGTGCTTTTGTATGATCTGAGAGCGGGACCTCCGCCCGCTATTTGTGCACCTTGGGAGGTCAAGTGTTGCTCGAGCACCTCATTACGAGGCATTTCCACATGGGTGGTGCCCACTACGGGTTGTTTGATTAGGTGGGCGGGCCATATACGGGGATCTATCAGATTTCTGGGAGTGGCGGTCATAGCAGATTGAGTCATCAAAATGCGGTTTTGGGTATCACGTATGTTGTTTACATCATTGATCATGTCCGGTCCAGCGCTAAACCAATTCATTCGCGTGGAATAATCCTGACTGGCGCCTGCGGCCGTTCCCATCTGAGGTTGAAAAGTCCAAATATAGGGTGTGGGTATTTCCTTGCTCATACTGAGGCGGATCCCGGATTTTCTTTGGCGGGAGAATCAGTATAAGAGGGTGGCAGGGGGCGCGCCTGCGAAACAGAACAATATTTGCTGAGGAGGGCTTCGGAATCAGCCAGAGTGCGTTGGAGCTGTTCTTCCCGATTGTGGTAGAGACAGCTGCGTGTTAGCGACCGTAAGGATCTATTTTTAACTTTCAGATGACACCCCTGCGCCCGGCTCTGCTGAAAAATCGCATAGAGGGTGGGAAAAATCTGCTCCCGAAGTTTTTCATAGCCGCCGAGGCTTGCATCGCCGAGAGGTGGCTGATTTTGGGATCGCCGAGATCCCCGAGGGCGGCGGGTGGGATTCGCCGAAGGCACCCCACGGCGGTTCTTTTTGCTCTGGCCGGCGGCCTTGGTCACCTTCTGGTCTGCAGTAAGAATTATAGTAACGAATTACCCTGGAGGGAATGGAGACGCCATGGTGAAAGAGGAGATAGCGGCGGGCAAATGCAGTATTGCCAGAGCTCTGGAGCAAGCAGGAAAGGATAGTGGGCTTGAAAGGCTTCCATGAGCCATAATTCTTCTTACCTTTCATGCCTTTGGCTGCGGCCGAGGAGCGCACCTGCTGATCCCATCTAGTCTTCTTGCCCTGTCCCTGTTTGGCTACCGCTGTGGGAATCTCTCCCTCCTCGAGTTCGCTGGATGGCCCCTGGGCGCGGGGTATCGAAATCATAGCCTCCTCCTCGGCGTCGTCGTCCGTGAAATCGCTGAAATCGCTGTCCAGCGTCTCCCCGTCTTCCTCTTCCGTTAGTGGGGAATCTTCCTCCCCCTCTGAGATGTCTTCCAGAACGGCGGTGGGAATCAGGGCAGGCATGCTCTTCCTCCGCCGCCCCCGCTTGTTCAGCGACTCTATCTGTTGTTCCGAGATCACTGGGGCACTGCTGTTCGCGGGCATGGCGCGAGGTTTCATTTCTTGCTGCTGTGGGTGCGGGCCCATTCAGCTCTTCTCCCGTCTGAGGGTCCAAGTAGACTCCGTGTCCCTTTTTAAGGAGAAAATCTTCCCGCGCTTTTTTGATTTCATGCAATTGGGCCAAAACCTTCTCTTCGGTGATGACACAAGCACTGGGGGTCACTCTGGGCTTTTTGGATTGGTCTTCATAGAATGCAATTTTGTGGGCGTTATAATCCTCGGGTACAAATTTGCGCAGATAGGCGGAAGTCCAGAGACCCGCGGTCAGTCTTAGTGGTGCCTTGGTCGGCTGTCCATTTTCTGGAGGAGGTCCTTGAATCTCGAAGGTACCGATTACTTGGGTTTCGCTGAGTAGAGCGGGGTTGGTGGCCAGGCAGCGGTGAGGGGTACAGAGATTGCAGCGGCAATAGCATTCCAAAAGACCGGGAGCACTCCGATCAAAAGCGATATCGGAGTGGAACATGAGGTAGTTGGCGAGCTTAAAGAGATAGGTGTAGGCCCAAAGAGTGGGGGGGCATTCGCGATAACTAATGGGGATGAAGTCGGTGGGCAGAGCGTTGCACATGGCTGGCAGAATCCCCGATCGCTCCAGTATGAAAGAGCGAAAATTATGCAAAAGGCTCTGAGAAGTGAGATCAGGTAAACCTGTCTGCAAGGTATGTAGTAATTTAGGGGGAAAGACAATCTCTGCAAGATCCTGGGCAATGGTGAGTTCATCAAAGCCCGTCCAGAGGGCTTTCTTGCTTTTTTGCAGGAGTTTTTCCAGCTCCTTCACATTCTCTGATTCCAAGCATTGCTGCCAAATACCCATGGCAGATTGCCAAGTATATACAAGGAATAGGAAGACAGTATCTCTAATGTAGTCTCTGCGGTTTTCATCTTTGAGAGTGGAGTGCAAAGTACTCTGACCTAGGCGATTTTCATGCAATATGCCCAAATAGGAAATGATATTGGTCAGCTCTACATTAGAAATAGAACAGGCTTGTTTGATGTAGCCATGGCGGAAAGCATAATGGAGGCTCTCTCCTAGCTTCTTTATCACATCTGGGGAAGCAAAAAATTTATGCAAGCATTCCAATTGCAAGGTGACCAAGCAAACGGCCAACATGGTTTTGCGTCTCTCTTCCAAAGCCTGCATCGCGGCCTCGGGTTCACGATCCATGTCAAGGCCTAGCCAGCGACCAAGGTCTTGGTCACTGACCACAGGTTCCTCAGCCTCAGGCAGGGTCTGTGCATCTGCATCGGCTGGTTTTTGCTGTTTCATTATCAGGCTGCCAATGACGGCAGCCATAACCTTAGGGGGTAGGGTGATTGCTGGGTATGCAAAGTGAGTAAGGGTTAGTGTCCGCTTGACCACTGCTAGGCGTGGATTATCCCCCTCAAGCTCCACTAATGCGCTGTTATCCTCTTGTTCTTTCAGGGAGTTAGTGGCTCGTCGTTCTTCGGAGCCGAGGCCCTCAAAGATCTTGCTCACCAATTGCAGAGTTGGGAAGCACGGTAAGGAATCCCCGGAATAGAGGTGCATGATGCTGTCTGTTTGGGTGCGGTTGGCGCGGCAGGACAGTGGAATTTTTTGATTTTGGAAAAATATATGATAGGTGGCCAGAGTCTCAGGAACTACAAAGGTTGGGTAAAAATTAACTCGAGGTTCAGGTTCGCAAGTGCCATTCTCCTGCTTCTTTGGAGGTACCTTAGGGCAAAAAAGCAGCTTTTCATAAGCATCTGAGAGGCTCGAGATGGTGGGCTCTAGCTCCCAACGCTCAGCCAGGCTATCTTTAACAATTTTCGCCTGCCGAGAGATATGGCGAAGGAGGCAGTCCTCGCTCACGTACGAGGGGCGGGCGATGGGTCCATCGGGGCGGTCCTCCGCATCGAGGCTTGAGATCTGCACTGTGGGTGTGGGCGGTCTGGGTGTAATCTCTCGATCGCCGATTGGGCTGGTAGGTTCTGCTTCCGGGGCCACAGTGTCTGAAACTGGAGGGAGCTGTACCTCCTCTGGCTGGGGCATGCTGACTGCGGAGGGAGAGGAGAGCGACTCCTCAAGCTTCTCAGTGGCGGCATCTGTCGGCGCTAGTGGTGATTGAGGGGGAGCGCTGGGCGCCTCGGGGGTGGATGTGGGTGGCATGTCTACGCCCACGGAAGACTCAACCACAGCGGGCGGTGGTACGCTGGGAGCCGCCGCTTCTAGGGCTTCTGTGGCCGCTGCTAGCTCAGTGTCGTTCTCTGGCCGCGGATTTTCACTGCCTTTCTCTGCCATTTGTTGTTATCTAGGAGACAATAATGAATCGCAGCGGTGACTTAACGCGAGCCACGAGTTCGGCTGACAGCAGCGGGGACGAGAACCCCTTAATTATAGATGAAACGCCGCGGAAAAAAGTCAGTCGCAAGCGGCGTTTGCCAAACGTAGAGCCCCCTGCCGAGGATATCACAGCTGTCATGCGCGCAAAGATTTTCAAACCGCAATGTCAAGCTAAAACTGCAGGTGGCGCTACGGGGTCATCGTCGAGTGGGCAGGGTGGCGAAATCCCCTCTCCATCTCTGCCAGCGGCTAGCAAGGCCTTATTGGAAGCTGATGAGGTAGCTTGGCAGCGAGCCATGGAAATTGCGGTTGGAGTCTGTGTACCTTTGAAAGTGGATATCAAGAGCCTCACCCTCTTGCCAGATTCTGGCACGCTCGAGTGCTTCAGAAAAGCTGCTCAATCATGGCTGAATGAATCAAAAGTATATCTACCTCTCACTTTCAGTACTCAGAAGACCGTGTTGACCATTATGGGGCGCTTTCTCTATGATTTTGTGCTTAAGGCGGCAGGCTTGGGAGTCAGCACGTGGAGCCCCACGGGCTGTGTGGTTTGGCGCCACCAATGTACAGATGAGGGGCATGGCGCTTTGCATTGCCTTCATGGTCTGCCCATGCTAACCAAAGATCAGATTATAGAGATGGATGTAAATAGTGAAAATGGGCAGCGAGCTTTGAAAGAGACACCGCATAAAACTAAGATTACCACAAACAGGTGGAACAGGAATGTGGTGCAGTTGAAAAATGAGGACGCGGCTTGTTGTCATTTTGATGCCGCTTTGCCCGCGGGCAGTTTTAGCTCTAAATCTTGTGGCATGTTTTTCAGTGAAGGGCCTAAAGCTCTGCAGGCTTTTTGGCAGATCATGAGCTTCCAGAAAGCCTGCTACCCCAAAATGCAAAGCGCTGGCACTCATCTGCTTATGCCCCTGAAGTGTGATTGCAACTGGGGGCACCTGCAACTGCCCCTTTTAGGGCGCCAAGTTTGCAAAGTCACCCCATTCAATATAAATGCAGGCTCGGCGGTAGATAAGGCATTAGTGGAAGATCCCAAACTTTTGGCCAGCGTAGAACACCCATCGGTGCTGGTGTTTCAATGCTGTAATCCAGTGTACAGGCAAACAAGAGCAAATGCCCAGCGGAATTGTGATTTTAAGATTTCTGCCCCCGATATGATTGCAGCCTTACAACTCGTAAAGCAAATGTGGTCGGCGCTGGTGAAACAGAGCCCGCCCATTACCATTCCCGAATTTCGTTGGGACCCCCAATACCAGCATCAAAATGTGATTTTACCCATTGATCAATATGATGCGGATGAATGTCTGTTTTGAAAGGATGGCGCGAAAATAATAAGCATGAATCGAAATGAAAGCAAATTTGTTTTCTTTATTAAATAAAAACATGACTTGCCTTCATATAAACTGTGGCTCACTGTGTCACCATTTTATCAAAAGCGGTGTCCGCTTCAATTTGGGATGAGTGTTGGACAAAATGGGAAGAGTTACGGCGAAGGAAGCGATACAGATTTTGCTGATTTTTGAGAAAAACACTCTGTGAGCTGGGACTCTCCAGCATATTATTGGGGACCCCATGAATGAGATTCATTGTGGGATTATTGTCCATAGCCCTTAGAGGCCAGCGCACAAAGGCATGTAAGAACATGCAGCAAAAGAGGCCGCAAGCGGCGCTATTTGGCCCCTGGACCGATTGGGTGCTCTGTACTAGTGTTAGACAGCGGTCGGCGGTGGAGGTTAAGGCGCTGCGTCTCAAAAGGCTTTGATATTCAAAATTATAAATTTGCTTCAGCTTGGTATCTGAGAAGCCGAAGGGATCAAACATATAAAAGGTCTGGGAGGCGGGATGCCAGGCCATGGCAAGCCAGTGTACACCACCCGTTTCACGTCCGGCGGTATTAACGATGGCGCAGCTCATACGCTCCTTAGAGATGAAGCCCGGAAAATGCTTATCGAAGGTTCCCAAAAAATATGGCCCCACGCCCAGGTCATGGATGATCATTCTCAATTCCTCTTCCCGAGAACCCATGATCAATTAAAAAAAAAAATTGACCCGCGCTGGCGTAAATAAGGATTTATGTGGTGGCGTTGCCGGCTGAGAAGGGTGTTCGCAAATAAACCACTTCGATCACGCCTCTGTGGGGCTGGTGCACGCGGGCCACATCAAACACCTCAAACAAAACGTACAATAAAGTCGGCTCATTGATTGGATCCATCTCAAAAGTCATATCTAAGGCATGGGCGGCATTGGCATAAAGCAAATTTTGGCCCAAGTCTGTCAGAGAGCCCATGGACATGAAGTTGGAAGAAAAGGGAATGCGCCAAAGGGTGCGGTCGCAAAGAAATTTCCTTTGGGTGACAGAAGGCATGGCATGGGCTCCAATGAGGGGATAAGGCCAATTGGCGGGGTATGGATGACCTTCTCTGGCCGCCGCTGCAGAATCGAAACCGATAAAGCCGGAATTGTTTCTGTGGTTGACGATGCGTAGGCCAAAATATCCATCTGCAGTAGGATTAGGGATCTGCCGACACATGGGCATGAAATTGTGGAGGAAAGAGAAGGTTCTATCCTTATAATCCGGGGGTAAATGATAACCCTGATAGCCTATATTATAATTAGCGAGCATCTGCACGAGAAACCAGTCTTTGGTCATATTACTCTGAGCTACATTATAGCCTTCGCCATCGACGCTGCGCTTGATTTCAAACTCATTCGGGGTAAGTAAGCGATCATTTCCCGGCCAAGTGACGGAGGAGTCAAATTGTATGGCCACGCGCCGAAAGGTGTGACTGAGGTAGAATGTGCCATCGAGGTAGGGAATGGTGCCTGAATAGGTGAAATAGGGATCAAAGGGGGAACCGAGAGCGGGAGTTTCCCGTTGTTTCAAGCGGGTGAAGCTCCAGCCTCTGAAGGCTGCCCAATTGCGGGACGGTATGGAAATGGGCAGCTGAGTGGCGTTGGGGGGTATGGGATAAAGCATGTTGGCCGCTGAGAGGTAATCGTTGAAAGACTGATCATTTGTGTCGTTGCGAAGCATGGCCTCCAAAGTGGAGGCCGTGTTGTGGGACATGGGAAAGAAGCTCGCGTAAAGATTAACGCTAGTGATATTGATGGAAGCGCCATCCACGCGAAGATCATTTCCCAAGGTGCTCTGAAGGATCATATTGACATCCTTTCTGAATGACCATTCGTAAGTGTAAGTGCCGGGCAAGAGAAGCAAATTGCGAATAGCAAAGAATTTCTGGGGCACTTGGATGTGGAAATCGCAGTATCTGCCATTGCCTAGCAGCTGGGAGCGATAGCGCAATCCAGCATTGCGGTGATGGTTGTAGGGATTGACATTATCCATGACATCAGGCGACCACCGAGTGCCGATATTTATGTAAGTGTCAATCAACCCACTAACCGGGATGCGGCCATTCATATAGTCGTAGGTATTTGTATTAGCCGGGAGCTGAATATTGTTGGGCGTAAATTTGAGATTATCGGGTAAATATAAAGCCACATTGCTGTAGAGAAAGGAGCGCCACATATTAGCTGCTAGATTGATCTCCATGGCTGGGAGATTCCCTTTACCTATATAATTATTGGTGCTGTCTGCCACCTGTTGCCATTGAGCACCCTGTCTGTGCACCTCGCGGCTGCGGGCTCCAATCTGAATGCCGGACAGGGGGAAACAGTAATTGGGCATTTCATCTTCCACGCCCACATTATCTATTACTCTGACTTCGGGGTCATAGCTGTCCATGGCCTGGTTCCACATGCTAAAATAGCGCGATCGATCTGTGGTGTTTGCCAGTAACATCTGATAAGACAGCTCAGTATTGCGGTCTTGGAGATCCACCACGGCATTCAACTGTGAAGACTGGCCAGCCAAAACCCCCAGGTTGCCGCCGCTGTTGTAGTACATCAATCCCACGAAGCAATCCCGGAAACCAATAAAGTTAGGACGATTGGGGGCTGCCTGCTGAGAGAGCCCATCAATTTTCTGCCTGTCCGCAGCGGGAACAGCATGGATCAAGTGTGTGTCGGGCGTGAGCACGTCAGCTTCTTCAGTATAAAAGAGTGTTTCTGGATTACCATTATCGCCCGTTCGGTAATATTTTTTCTCTACCTGCGTATTGGCTCTTGTGATGCCCCCATGTTCATTGGTGGGCTTGGCATAAGACCCATAACAAGGGGACTGAGGGGTGACATTTCTGAGCACTCTACCGCCGGCCTGGTCAATGGTTGCCATGCTGCCTGCGGTCCAACCTTCAATGCCAAGCTGAGGCTCCGGCTGGTATGAATTTATGGCATATACCGGCTGACCGCGCTCATTCTGGCCCACCTGCAGGTCATTATTATTTCCCCCGATAGCGGCCACATAGGAAGCCTGGGCCACGGTCTGGGCGGGATGGCCGGCATTTGTTTGTCTGTATTGGGTATTATTGGGGGCGCCTTTCGGAGCGAAGGAATTATAGGCAGTGCCACTATAGGGCTTGAAACTGGGGCCTCGGTCCAGCGTGCCGCGGATGTCAAAATAGGTGCTGGCCATATCTAACACTCGATTGTCACCTACGGCCAGCTGAAAGCGAGTTTTGTAGGAATACTGTGTATCTTCCCGGTCTACGGGCACGAAGCGGAGCTGCAGGCGTTGCGAGCGCTCCGTAGTGACATCATGCGTTGGGGCGACGGTAGGATTTCTAAACTTGTTGCCAATATAAAAGTAGGATTCGGTGGCTTGCGCAAACTGCACCAAGCCGGGGGACAGGTACTCGGACGCATCCTGACCGGCGATGTGCATGTAGGACCATTGCGGCAGCATCGACGGGGTAGCCATCTCGGTCAATCACGCTCTGGCGAAGGACGTGTCATAGAGGATAGTCAGTGCTCACTTGCAACATTACATCTTTTTATTATAAAGAAGGGAATCTAGCCCGCTAGTAGCACCGCCGGCGCTTGACGGTGCGAACCCCGAGACCCACAATGTCATTCAGAGTGCCCTGCCACCCCCGCTGCCGCGTCACGGCAGTGGAAATCGGCAAATTTGTGACAATGCGTTGAGTTTCATGAACGGCGGGGCTGAAAGGCTGAGCGGGGCGTGTGACAGGTACCGCTTTCAAAACTCCCTGTTCGGCCACCAGGGGCGTGGGTGTCGCCATGACCTCTTCATAGGAGGGGGGAGCTGAAGATTGTATTACCAGGTCATCCTCTTCGGGCAATCGCTTTTTAGGGGGTAATTCCACCACCGCCAAGGGCGGTTTGGAAATCGCCACAGGGGCGGAGGCGGCGGCGGCGGTAGTAGAGGCAGCCGGTACCGTGGCGGGAACTAAAACCTCTGCCGGGGCTGGACGCTCAGCCATGGCTTCGGCATAAGAGGGCGGCAGATCGGCAGCATCTAAGACCGTCCCCGGAGGCGGAGGCAGATCTTCCACTCCTAACGCAGCGGGACGTCTCTCCAGCCGCTGTTCAATGGCCTTTTCTAGCTGCTGGCGGCCGAGATCCACGGCACCATGGATCCCCGCGCTGACACCCTCAATTATCTTTTCTTGCAATCCTGTCTTTTTCAATTGGGCGCGGAGAGCTTTGCCCGCATTACTGTGCCAGGCGCGGGAGCCCCAATTTTTTACGGCGCTGCCCACATTTCTGAGCCCGCTCCATAAGCTGCCTAGATTAAAGGCACCGCCGTGCATCTCATGCGTGCCGATGCTGGACCACTGGCTCAGCATAGGTCGGGAGCCTTGCCGGGGAGCAAGAGCAGCGTAATTGAATTCATCCATGGCGTTAACGTGGGGGGCTGGCGCCGATTCTGCATAAAAGTAAACAGTAGTGACTTTGGTCAACGACGTGAGCAGCACAAGTTGCAGCCGAGGGTTAGACAATAGAACTTCGTTTATTGGCAGGCTCAGATATATTGTCCCATAGAATCAGGATAACTTGGTCTACTCTCATTTATTATGGTTTTGCGAGGCCTGAATCGCCACAGAGGCTATGCCCGGAATAGCCCCAATAGCGGCCGCGATGATGGGGGCCAAAAAGGGAAGGAATCCCCCACGCATGCGCCTTCCCACGCGTCTTTTCCGGTGCCGCAGTAGATGCATGGACCCTCCTCGTAAGCCTGTCCGGCGGCGGCGCCGGCGGCTGAGGGCCACGGGGATTCTCAGTCTGTAAGTCAGATTTCCGCGAGCACTCATTTTCGCAGTTACGGGTACTGATTCCTGCGGCGCACAAAGCAGGACTCCATTAGCCGAAGGTAGTTTGTAGCTAAAATATTTAAATCTAAAGCCCTATAACAGGGTGTGTCGGCGCAAACGGGTCACGGTAGGTGCTTGCATTATGCTCGGATGGTATCGCACACCCGGCAGCAACGCTGCGGCCGCAGCAGCATTAAGTCTGGAAACCTGGCGGCGCTGGCGGCGACGGCGGCGGCGGCGTAGGGCCGGGCGTCGCCCCGTGGAACCCACATATACCGAACCGCGATAGCCCGGTGTCGGGGTGATGCTGGGATGAAGGCGGTAATATGGCATAAGGCCACGCGAGGTTCTGCGAGTCGCGCGGTAGACACGGGGCTGCCGCTGCGTCAAGGCTACAGTTGGTAGTGGGTCCGTCTGGACACCGATGGAGCGCGTGGTGGGAGTCGGGAGCACCGCAGGAGGCTTGACGTCCATGGGCGTGATGTCGAGCACGGAAGGGTGCATCATTTCCACGGCTTCTACTTTCACCGACCCCGCAGGCTTGGTAATATGTTGTTCAGTCAGGCGCTGAGCTGTGCGCGCCGCTCGACTGAGAGTCTCGACTACTTGCATGGGGGTGCTGTGGTCAGGCATGCTGACGTCCACTGTTTGAATACCCAGGGCGGCAGTCACTGGCTTTATGTCGCGCATTTGCACCTCTGCTATATTTCCCGTTCCACGATCATCCTCATTCTCAGCCATGCGGCGCTTCTTGCTGGCTAGCACCTGTATAGTTGGCTCCACCTTTCCCACTCCTCTCTTACGAGACAAGATAACTTTTTGCTCCGTTATGGGCTTATAGCCCGGGGTCGGATTGCTTTCATCCAGAACGACATATGCTGGTTCCGGGATGGCCATGGCAGGAAGTAACTCGGCCTGCGGTGCGTCTCGCAACCGCTTCCCGTAAGCAAACTCGCCCTCATGAGCTTCGGCCGCCTCTAATATATCCTCATCCCCATATACTTCATCATACAGCCGCTTAGCAGCGCGAGCCGATGAGCGGACTCCGGGTGTGAAGCTGACGGCCACACCGGGGCGTAGCACTCTACGCACACGGCGCCCTTTCCATTGATAGGGGCGCCGTGGAGCAGAAACAAATTCTATTACGGGTTCATCGTCCTCAAAGCCATCAGCAGGCAAAGGCACATTGACCCCTGATAAGGCTCGCTTTTTGGAGGCGCGTTTTATTTTGCGCTCCGCTTTCACTAGAGCCTTCTCCTCTTGCTTCACAGTGTATGGTGCACCGCGTTCTCGCTTGGGCCGTTTGCGCTTGTAAATTTCGGGGGCCACGATGTCTAACATCTCTTCTTTTATCAACCGAGAGGAAGCCATCACAGTGGATGCGCGCGTACGCAGATATAGGCTATCAATAAAAAGAAGTCCGCATGACAAGGTGTGGGCTAATCAGTTGCTGGGAATTTTATTGAATAAAAAATCAATAGTTGTCATTAGAATAAACCGCCATGCCATTATTTCTTAGACAGTGTTGCTCGCTGTAGGTCGCGCGGTGACAGGGACTCGAGCGCCCGTGGCTGCATCACGCACCCAATACACGTTACGACGCCGTCCCGGTGCTGACACGGCCAAAGCGGCATCTGCCGCAATGGCCGCTGCCCGCCGACCCACTCTGCGCGCACGGGCCACCTGGCGGCGCAAATTGCGCACGCGCCGTTGAATGGCTGTACGGGGGCTTCGCCGCAGGCGCCTCCCCCGCCGGACACCACGCCTTCGCCGGCGGCGATAGCGACGAGCTTCAGCCACAACGGCCTCAATAGTGTCACTCACGGGATCCCCGGCCGCAAGCACAGAATCTGCGGCGGCGGCGGCAGCGACCGCGGCACGGCGGCCTATCCGACCCGTACGGCTGCCCCATGCTGCCCGGTAATGGGAGCGCACCTTTACGGGATGCAGATCTGAGCGGATACGGGCACCCCCATACATTTTATTACAACCCAGACCCCAGCCTGTATTGTTGCTAGGTGAAATGAGAATGGCCATATGCCTGGTGTTCCCTGAGAGGGCGTGAATGGTTATTTATCTGTTAGAACGTGCGACTAGAGAGCACTTGCGGTGCCACAATGCCTAAACTCTTGTAGACGTAGGGGCAGGATCTTCGCCGCGCATCAGTGAGAGTCACACGTTGCACGCCCCCCAAGCGATTCCGGAGCGGCACGATCCCGTGATCTGTCACGCTGGGTTTATTTTCACTTATGGACGTGATGGTAGGCGCAGGGGGACGCACCAAGATCTGATGTTCAGGAAAGCGATTGAAAACGTGGGTCTGGTTAGTTTTTTCTTGAATCCACTGTGAGTACACAGCCTGAGCATTATAGAAGCTACGCGGCACGAGGGGCAGTAACTCTGTGCCAATAACGGGGTAGTTACTCCTTTTGAGGGAAGCCTTGAAGGTGACAGGCTCCAAAGCCATGTCTGGCAAGCTCCAGTAAATTTGCTCTACCCCACAAGTCACGTCGCCGGTGGTCAAGAGAGTACTTGTCCTGATCCCCTTCTCTCGATCGCCATAATTATAAGCTAAATACCAACTTCTGTACGCCGTGTCTGTTTCTCGGGCCTCGGGATCCCGGCCAACATGATAGCTTCGTCCCTTGCTGTCTTCGCGTAAGGGCCTCACTGTCTGACTTTTCTTATACTCTTCGACATCCATCAGAGCTGGAATGTTGCCCCCTCTGAGATCTTCATAGGAAATAATGAAACCCTCCTGATAGGGGAGCCGCTTGCGGATGCCTAATAAGTTATTTAAGCGAGAATGAGTGAAATCTATGGCGCAGCCTGGAAGAAGAATTATATCGGCATGCATGGCCTCGTTAGTATAAACTCCGGGCGTCACCAGGCCGGTTTGGGGATCAAGACCCAAACTAAAATTTCGAGTATCAATCTTGACTCCTATCTCCTCTTCCTTCACGCCCTCCTGCCTCGCCACTGATAGATAGAGTTCCACTATAGCATTATTCATGAGATCTATCACCAAGGTTTCTGAGAAATTCCCCTCGGGTAGGGAGAGAGTAAACCACTTATATTCGGGGACGCCGTCTTTTTTAGAGGCCATCATTTTCACTCGAAAAGAATTGGAAAACATGTGCTCCGTGATGTTTGGGAGATTAGTGTAAAGGATAGTTCTAAGATGCCCGCCCCAGCGCGAGCGGTCATCCAGCTCAACACTATGATTACTGGCCTCCAGCGGTGTGAAATCGCTGTTTTGCACAATACTAGTCAGATAATCTGAATGATCATTTTGGTAATTTAAAGTCTGAATATCTGAAGATTTGTTGTCAATCAGATAGATCTTCGTGGTATCATAGAGCGGGGGTAATTGAGAATAACGGATGCTGTTTCTCCCCGCAGACGCGGCGGCATATCGTGGTGGGACGTGGATCTCATCGAAGAGAACACCTCTGGCGGGACCGGCCACCACCGTTTCATACGCCGGCGGGGGCGACAGTGGAATCGTTTGAGGTTCGGGCCGAAGCATCATCCCTCAGCTGAGGCAGTGTTGGTGAGGGAGAAAAGGATTGTCTGGAGAAAAGCATGGCTTTGGTAAGTGGGGATCCTGAGCTACATTACAGCAGTTGCCGGGGACCCCGCGGTCTCAGATGACCAAAGGGATCCCGATTAACAGGACCACAGCCTCTGCCCCGCAGGAAGGGGCCCAGGTCGCTGTCGTCATCTTCGCTCGACGCTCGGCGCTCGCGACGCGCGCGACGGCGCGCATCTCTGCGCCTGCGCCTTTCCTCCATGTCTCTGATTTCCTGCTTTTCCTGAGCATAGGTCTTCCATCGGTTCATGCGATCAATTAGCTCATCTATACCATTATTTTGCACATTACGGACCGAAGAAGCAAACATGTTCGCAGGCTCAGCGGCAGCAGCCGCCCCCATCGATGCTGGGGAGGGGCTCAAGGTGCGAGAAGGTGGTGCAGAAAAGGGAGGGCTGGGAGCCAGAGATTCTTCTTTTACAGGGACGGCTGCCAGGGCACTATCCATATCATCCCATAAGAAACCCTCATTGGGTTCTGGAAAATCAAACTCTTGAGTAAAAAAGCCTGGAGGGGGCAACCAATGGGGATTTAATACTGCCTGCAAAAAATAATCAGGAGCCATCGCTGCCGCCCTCTGAAAATAATCCATAAGGCGGTTTATAAAATCGCGATGGGCGGCATAAAAGGATGGAGCTATGTTAGCCGATGCTTGATCCAAGGCAGTTGTAGCTGTTTGCCCATCTTGCATAAGGAACAAACTGACTGCCTGCTGTATATAACGTAAGACGCGCTCCTCCTCGGCTGTGAGAGAAAAGTCCTGGGGCAGCTTGGTTTGTTTGTTCGTCAAAAGATAATTCAGAGTAGCCTGCAAGTTAGAAGCATCCTCGGCACCTAATGCTCGACTCACTTCCGTAATCTCGTTATATGTGGTCTCATTAACACGGGTATTTCCTATGGTCTCTCGGTAAAGCATAAGGAGATGGCCAAGATAGCTATCGCGGGATATGCCCACGCTGTCTGTAAACGGAGCGATCAAGAGCAGCAATAAACGGGAATTGGGTGTGAGCAGAGATGATATCGTGGTGCGTTCATTTATCGGAGCGCGCACACCCCAGAGTGGGCGGAGGTTGTCAAATGCCTGACTGAGATTAACAGTTTGCGAACCATGGCGATTCGTCTGAAAAATAAAAAAGCTGGGACCAGACTGATAGACCTCTGACTGCGGGGCCTCGGTGACCATGAGCTTCAAGGCACTTATAAATGCCACATAATCATCTTGACCCCTCTCCACTACTGCAGGCTGTGTGCTCAGAAAGGCATTCAAGGCAATCACAGACCCCAAGCCTCCCCCGGGACCAACGCGCTCACGCTGTGCCAGAGCCTCCTTCACATCCTGGATAAGCCTATCCAGATTACCCTGTACATTAATACTATTGTAACGAGAGACGCGCTGCAGGAGGGCAGAGTACATTTGCCCAGCCTCATCGCGGCGAATAGCCTGTGTTTCAAGCAACGCATTCACAATAGCTAGAACTTTTTCATGGGTCGGATCGGGCGGGGGGGGCACCACGGCTTCCAGGATGGCGCCAAAGCGATTCGCTTGCGGTTGTGAGCCAAAGTCTCCATGTTTGTTAAGGGCCAGGACTCTGTCCAGCATGCCGTGCCAATCCTGCTCGGAACTGGGTTGACTTTGGAAGAGGGCCTGCAAACTAGGATTTGAGGGGGCGGGCCCCAGGCTCCGGGGCGCTTCGGCCATGGCTATGGTTCTTCCCGCACTGACCAGCTGAAAGATACGGGGGGCCGCATCATTCATCATTCCTCGTCGTCATCGTCCGTCTCGCTCTCCAATTCAGGAGGGGGAAGGGTCGCAGCACTTGCGCTTGCGCGGGCTGGCGCGGCCCAATGAAAATCCCCGCCTTCATCGAAAGTTTCGCTTTGGCCGGTGGTGAGGGCGCGGCGCAGATTAAACAAGAGTTCCGCATCACTCATTTCGCGCCTCCTACCGATGCTGGCCAGCTTTTCCACCTTCTCATTTCTATACATGCCCAGATCATAGCTGAGGCTGAGCACCTTCAGCACTGCGCGCATATAGAAAGTGCTAATCTTTACCTCCTTATCCAATGGTACAAAGGGACTCTTGAAAATCTTTCGAGCATAATGTTTTCCCAGTGTGACCACGGAATAATTCACTGCCGCCACCTTCTCGGGGAGAGAGAGCTGGCGCTCCTGTACCACGATAGATTGCAGGATGTTTAGCAAATCTAGCATCCAGCGCCCTTCGGGCTCCGCTATGCTCAAAAAGGCCTCGCGAAAAATACCCTCATCCTGCAAATGCTGCACGATAAGAAACAGCTGCGCCGTCAAGGTCTTGCTGGCGGGATTTTGAGAATAGGCCTCAGCAAAATCCCATAGATGCATCAAGCCAAGCGTGGTCTCTTCCCGCGAAATCAGCGTCCGCACATGATTATTGAAGGATTTCTGGAAATTAGCTTCCTGCTTCACAGTTTGTTCATACGCGCGCACTAGATCGGCCGCTTCCATATGAGCCTTAGCGCTACTGATGCCACTGCGCTCATCTACCTCGAAATCTCCCTCTGTAAGCACCCGCTTGCGGGGCATGCCAGTTCGCAGCTGGCGCCCGGCCTTGTATTTAAGGTCACGGCTCCCCTCGGGCTCCTCCCCGCTGCGATCGCGAAATAAATTTTCCCGGGGAATGTACGCTTCCGCTGCATCGCGCTTCACGCATACGCGCGGGTGATTGTCCGGATGGGCATGCAGGCGAGCCAACCCTTCCCCCTCGCCGCACTCGGCACCAGGCGGTGCGGGAGGAGCGCCCGTCGCCACGGGCGCGGTGGCCGCTGCAGCAGGAGCTGCCGCTGGTCTGGGCTTCATTTGCCGCAATGCGGGATGCATCATCTGAAAAGCCCCAAAAATGTTTCATCTATATGTTTTTGCAGAGCGCGAGGGACTGTGCGCGCCTCACTGGGCAGACCTTGCATACGATGGAACTTTTCCGACCTCTCAGAAATATTTGGAACCGTGCTCGAGAATACGCCAGGGCAGCTATCTCTGCTGCGGGGATCTCTTGGATGTCGCGCCATATCTATCGGTATCCCACACTTATGCTGCGGAATCTAGGCGCCAGACAACCGGCCACAGAGCATTGGCCGCTTTACCTCTACCCGCCGCCGCATTTCCTCATAGGATATCAATATGTGGTGCGCGTGTGCAATGATTACGTCTTCGAAACCCGTGCGTATAGTCGATTGATCTATCGCGAAACGGTACGCCTAGATCAACAGATCGTGGACTGGTCCACTATGGCCAACTGCTCCTATACCATCAATGCGGGCGCCTATCATCGGTTCATCGATCTGGATAACTTTGATGAGACGCTGCGGCAGATCCAACAAGCCGTGTTGGCTGAGCGCGTGGTGGCCGATTTGGCTCTGATTCAACCTTTGCGCGGGTATGGGCGCACGGAAATGGCAGACCTGCCCCCGCAACGCCGTCATGTGCCCGTAGAGAGATTGCTCCAAGAACAATGCATGAACCTTGGAGAATGCCAAGATCAAGCCTGGGGCTTTGCAAACCGCATCAGAATCCAACAAGCGGGGCGCAGAGATCTCATCATCCTAACAACAATCAGACGCCTGCGATGCGCATACTTCAACTTTCTCCTCAGCCACCCACCACCGAGCAGACGGAATATACAAGAAGCTATGCCAATTCTCAGCCTACCTTGTGACTGTGATTGGTTAGAAGCCTTCTTGCAGCGATTCAGCGATCCCCTGGATGCGCAGTCTCTTCGATTCGAAACAGCCGCCTCTATGGAAAGAGTGGTGGCGCATGTTATTGACGCATTGAGTCTGCCCCAGCGGGCGCCAGCGCGTCCTTCATTCGAATTAACAGGCGGGGCGTTTGAACTCCGCCCCCGGGAAAATGGCCGCGCCGTGACTCAAGAAATGCGCATTCGCCGCGGGGAGGTGGTGCAACGCTTTATCGACAGCTTACCCCTGCCCACCCGCCGGCGTCGAATAGCCCGCCCTGCTCCCCCTTCACCCAGCCCAGAACCGGTGGAGCTTGAGATGCCCCTCCTTGAGGGAGCGGAAGAAGAAGAAGAGGAAGAAGAACAGCCCCCGCGGTCTTTTGTCGATGAGGTCCGCGCCACCATAGCCGAGGTCATTCGCCTCCTGCAACAAGAACTGACAGTCTCCGCGCGCAATGAACAGTTTTTTAATTTTGCTGTGGACTTTTACGAAGCCATAAACATACTTGAAAGAGAAGGAAATATAAATGAATCCACAATTCGTAGATGGGTGATATATTTTTTCATTGTGGAACACATAGCTACCACCCTCAATTATCTACATCACCATCTGCGTCTCAGCCCCGTTTTTGCCCGCCATGTGGAAATCAATCTGGGTCAAGTGGTCATGCGCGCCCGAGATGCCGAGGGGGCTGTCATATACAGCAGGGTGTGGAATGAGCCCGGGGCCAATGCCTTTTCCCAGCTTATGCGCCGCATTAGCACTGACTTGGCAGCCACAATCCACCGCGCCGGCCGAGGAGAACTGGACGAGGAAGAAATTGAACGATTTATGACCGACATAGGCTATCGCGACCACAGCGGCGACGTGGAAGAAATTCTGAGGCAAGCAGAACTAAACGATGCATCTATTAATTCTGTCGACCTTTCTTTCAGATTCAAGGTGACGGGGCCCGTGGCCTTTACACAGCACCCCGAGATCCAGAGGATAAACCGCAGGGTGATTCAACATGCCTCAGATCTGCGTCAGCAACTCCAACCCCTGCCCGAACTCAACGATCCCGTGCAGCTGCCGCCCCTCAGACCGGAAAGGCAAAGGCCCCCGCTCGGCCCCAGGCGCGTCCTGTGAAGCAAAGCGTGAAGGGTACTGTGGTGGCCAAGAGAAGTACATTGCGGCTCCATGGTCAGACTGGAGATGGAACCACTCTGGAAATTAAATACCATGCAGATCTCACCAGGAGCCTACATAATCTCTTTGAGCTCCATTTACACTCTTGTCCCGTGGATTTAAAACCACAGGATGTTCTAACATTTCGAGATGTACTGTACCTTTTGCAACCCAGATATTTGTGTTTACAGAATTTATAAAGGACATCTCAGACCTACTGCTATTCCGGCTCAGCCAGATCGACCGAAATTACCTTTTGCATTAAATTTCCTAATCCACAAAAGAGCTCTTCACCTAATTGAGAGTATCACGCAAGTGAGCCGCTGTGAGGATTGTGGCTCATATTATAAGACCTGTCATACTTGCAGCACGCGCCGGCGCGACTTTTATTATCATCATGTCAGTGCTCAATCGGCCGATTGGTGGGAGGAGATAAAATTCTTTCCTCTTGGAGCCCATGCAGAGACCCGTCGCCTCTTCATTGTCTATGATGTGGAGACTTATACATGGCATGGTAGCTTTGGAAAGCAATTAATGCCTTTCATGCTAGTTTTTACACTCTTTGGAGACGCGGAACTATGCTCCTCGGCAATCGAAATTGCTAAAAAGCAAAAGTGGTGCTCCTGGCCAAAGCAAGCAAACACATTCTTCTACCTCAACCCGCAGAGGAACAAGATTGGCAACCTCTTTAAGCAATTCCGGGATGCCCTCCAGGATAGTGCCAGTAATTTGCTATGGCAACATTTTTTGGCTCATAATCCTTTCCTGATAGACTTGGCCCTCAAGCAAGGTTACACACGCGCCAGTGACCTGCCTTTCGCAGAATTAAGTAAACTAAAGCTGAGAGGTGAACCGCTATTCCTAGAAATTTATGTAGTCGGACATAACATTAATGGTTTCGATGAAATTGTCCTAGCGGCGCAAGTTATTAATAATAAGCAGGCTATCCCGGCGGCCTTCAAAGTGACCAGAAACTTCATGCCCCGCTGTGGGAAGATCCTGTTCAATGACCTCACCTTTGCCCTTCCTAACCCTGCACACAGTGTTCGCAAAGACTTTTCTGACTGGGAACAAGGAGTTCCCACCACAGCAGATTATAAGGTACAGTTTGTAAAATTCATGGTACGAGATACCTTTGCCCTAACCCATACCAGTTTGAGAAAAGCTGCAACCGCCTACGCGCTACCTGTGGAAAAAGGTTGCTGCCCTTACAAAGCAGTCAACGAATTCTACATGCTAGGCACTTACCAGAAAGATGCAGATTCCTTTCCGCGAAGAGAATACTGGTCTAACGATGAGGAGTATCGCTTCAACAAAAATCTCTGGCTAAAAGAAAATACAGGGCCATATGATATTATTCAACACACCTTGGATTACTGTGCCCTTGACGTCCTCGTGACTGCAGAATTAGTGAAGAAACTACAAGAATCATATCTGGATTTCATCCATAACTCTGTAGGATTGCCCCTATGTAATTTCAATGTACTTCAGAGACCCACTATTAGTTCCAATTCTCATGCCATTTTTAGGCAGGTGGTTTACAGGACCCAAAAACCTAAAAAAGCTTCCTTGGGTAGCTTTCTCTTAGCGCCATCTAATGAGATGTACTCTTATATTAGAGAGAGCATCAGAGGAGGTCGCTGCTATCCCACATACATAGGAGTCTTGCCTGAACCCATCTATGTTTATGATATTTGTGGGATGTATGCCAGCGCCCTCACACACCCCTTCCCAGCAGGAAAGCCTTTGAACCCCTTCGACCGGGCCCTAGCTATGAAAGCTTGGCAAGACCGGCTGAACAATTTACAAGACAATATAAGCTATTTTGATACCTCTCTCCTTCCTGCAGTATTTACAATAGATGCAGATCCGCCTCCTGAGAACCACTTGGATGTACTGCCGCCCTTTTGCTCAAGGAAAGGGGGTCGCTTATGCTGGACCAACGAATCTTTGAGGGGGGAGGTAGCCACCTGTCTGGATGTTATCACATTACATAACCGCGGCTGGAAGATTCAAATACTCAATGATCCTCGGACCACCATATTTCCTCGTTGGGAATGCCTAGCCAGAGATTATGTGCAGCTGAATATTGCAGCCAAGGAGAGGGCTGATAAAGAAAAGAATCAAACTCTCAGAAGCATAGCCAAATTACTCTCTAATGCCCTGTATGGCAGTTTTGCAACAAAGCTAGACAACAGAGTCACAGTCTTTTCTGATCAGATGGAAGACAAGTATGTGAAAGGCATTTCAGACGGCACATACGATATTAAAAGCACGGCCTTTGTGGAAACAGATAATCTCAGTGCATCTGTCATGGCAGAATTGAAAGTGACCTACTCACCTGTAAAACAGCAAATGGATGCCAAGCGGCAGCACCTTCAGTGCACACCCAGTAGCAATAGCTCCTCCGATGAAGATGCCCCCTTTTATACTCAGGGAGACCCCCAAACTGATCACGTGACATATACTTATAAGCCAATCATGTTTCTCGATGCTGATGACTCAGCCTTATGTTTACATACTTTGGAAAAAAATTCCCCACTCATCTTTAATAACAGATATCCCTCTCAAATAGCCTCATTTGTGCTTGCATGGACTAGAGCTTTTGTCTCTGAATGGGCTGATATTCTTTACTTAGAGGATAGAGGCTCTCATTTGGAAGACAGACCACTGAAGTTTGTCTACGGCGATACAGACAGCATGTTCCTCACCCAAGCGGGAAAAGAGCTGATGGATTCCAAAGGCAAGCACCGCCTGAAAGGTAAAGATAAACCTCTTGTCTATGATCCTCAAAACCCACGATTAACCTGGCTAGTGGAATGTGAAACTCAATGCGAGCATTGTCATGCAGATGCACATAGCCAAGAATCAGTTTTTTTAGCTCCAAAATTATATGCTTTGAAGAATATATATTGCCCTAAATGTAAGAGGGAAGGTTCAGGAAAACTGAGAGCAAAAGGCCATGAAACCTCTCAACTATCCTATGATCTTCTTGTGACATGCTATCACTCAACTGAGCAGCTCGGCGCAGAAAAATTCACCACAAGCAGGCTCAGTCTAAAGCGCTCGTTGATCAGTCGAGCGCCCCATCAACAACCCTTCACAGTCACGGAGACCACCCTGGCCAGGACCCTGAGACCCTGGAAGGATCGAACCCTCCGTTCCATCGATCGACATCGCTTGATCCCCTACAGCAACAGCTTCCCCAATCCAAGAAACAAAGAACTATGTTGGATGGAGATACTATAGATCATGTTACTGAGCTCTGGGAAAAATGTTCTTTAATGCAAAAATGTTTACAAGCTATGCCTATGGCTGAGGGTCTGAAACCCCTCAAGCAATTTTCGTCTATAGATGAATTATTGGCAATGGGCGGAGCTACTCTGTTAAATTCCCTCTCTCAGCATAATAGTAATATAAGAGATGCCATGAATGAAACCATGCCTTTCCTGCTTCCGGATGGCTCATGTAAATCTTTGAATTTCACCATGCAACCGGTAATAGGCGTTGTCTATGGCCCCACGGGATGTGGCAAATCTCAATTACTCAGGAACCTGATGTCCACAGGATTAATCCATCCTGCCCCCGAAACTGTTTTTTTTGTAGCCCCACAAGTGGACATGATTCCCCCACAGGAGCTTCTTGCTTGGGAAACTCAAATATGTGAAGGCAATTACACACCCGGCCCCACGGGCACACTCATCCCTCAGAGCAGCACTCTCAAACCCATTTTCAAACCTATGTCTTATGATGAACTCACCATGGATTATAATTATGATGTAACCCACCCCCAGAATGTCTTTGCCCAAGCCGCCAAGACAGGGCCCATCGCCATCATCATGGATGAATGTATGGAGGATTTAGGCCGTCATAAAGCAGTATCCAAATTTTTTCATGCCTTTCCCTCTAAACTCCATGATAAATTTCCCAAATGCACAGGCTATTCTGTCTTTGTGGTCTTGCATAATATGAATCCCCGGAAGGATCTCGGAGGGAATATCTCCAATTTAAAGATCCAAGCCAAGCTCCACCTCATCAGCCCACGTATGCACCCCTCCCAGCTAAATAGGTTTATCAACACCTACACAAAGAGCCTCCCTCTGCCCATCACCCTCCTCCTCAAGGACATCTTCTCCTTCCACGCCCAGCATAGCCAATATGACTGGATAATATATAATACCTGCCCTCCTCATGAAAGCCTCCAATGGCTTTACCTCAGCCCCTCTGAGGGCCTCATGCCCATGTATCTCAATATCCAAACCCTCATCTATGAAGCCCTCCTGAAAATCCATAAGACCCTCCTAGACAGAGCACGCTGGACACGTTATTATCATAGAAACAAATAAAGATTTTTTATTGCTGAATCATTGTGCATGAGTATTTATTCGGCAAAAGGGTTAACTTGACCTCCAGGAAGATTGGCCTGAACATAGGCAGCCAGGCCCCGTCGAAGGCGGTTCAAACTGCCAAGCACTTGCTGAATAGATTCTTCCAGTAAGTCCATCCGTCTCTTGAAACCATCCAGAGAGTCCTCCACCAAGATCATGTACGGCGTCTGGTCCTGAGCTTGACGCGCTCCCTCGGTGTGCAGATTCTCCTTGGTGGCCTCCGTTCCCACTGTCTCCGATCGATGAGCCTGTGAATTCGTGGGGAGCACCACACCCCCCAGCATATTTGAGCCAGTCTTATCTTGCACAACCCCCGACCATTTAGGTAGGCGAGCTGTCAGATAAGGCACATAGATCCGTCCATCGGCCATTCTTAGCCCCCGAAAAGGCAGCAAGGAAAAATACAGAACCCCAGATACCCCCCTTACTTTATACCCCCATTTGACTCCGCCCCTTTTTCTATTAGTCTTCATCAGAAGTGAATTCCGAGGAATCCACAGTATACAGATAGCGGGTTGCTTTCACTTCTGAGGAAATGATACCTAAAGTCAGAGGTTTGGCATAATGAGAACTGCCACAGACACACATTTTCACAGAAGAAGGACTCTCTCTCCTCAATACCTTATATACTAATACATTATTCTCAAAGGCACAAGCTAATACCAGCTTGTTAGCGGCTCTTTCCTCCAAACAAATGCTGGATTTATAAAAAGCACATTGGGGCAATGACAGCGTTCCCATCCGATTGCCCAAATATACTTTACACATGATAAATACATTCCCCTGCATGGTGGGCCATCGCCTACAGCGATTCCCCACAATATGGACAGTTGCCAAAGGGGTCACACGCCCATCTGCACAGGTGATTAAAGAGAAACCAGATTCACTCGTCCAGCGACATGGGGACTTCACAGTATTATTTTTCACAAGACCCTCTCCCTCCAAATGCACAAAACAAAAGGTTTCTGAGCAGACATTTCCAGATATGCGGAAATCGCCCTTACATGTAATAGCCAGTAAACATTTATCAAAATGACATTGCCTCACCTTCACATCCCTATTAGAACTAGAGCAAATGCCCCTGTAGCAGCCTACAAATTCACAGCCCCTAATATATCCCCCAGCCCCCAACTCAATACAAGTGCCCATTATCCCTGTAAAAGAGCAACCATGAAATAGCACATGAGTAGATGCTCGAATCATCAATCCCCTTGAATTGACCTCCCTTTCAAATCTACAATTTACAAAGGTGACGCCAGTCATCCCACTTATACAGGGGCCCACAGATAAAACCCCCACCTTAATTGCTGGACTATTTTCCCCCGTGACCCTTATGATGGCCCCATTCCCTATTATATAAGCACAGCTTTTAATATTCAAAACCTGAGAAATGTCATATTCCCGCCCAGGTAAAAGCTTGATCTTCGCATGCCGAGCTATGGCCTCCTCTAAATCATCCTCAGGGCCAACTTCATAACTCTTAATATCCTCAAAGCAATACCTCTCATAAAAAACATCATGGCATCTTCTAAAATCATCCAGAACATCCCTATAACTAATATGCTCAAAGCGAGAGCTATTCTGCTCAGCTTCTTCTAGACTATCACGTGCCGGAGGGCTTCTCTCTATTGGCTGGAAGTCGGGGTCGTCTTGTCTGGCGATGAGGAAGGCTGCAAATTGGTCCTGGAGCTCTGGGTGATCTTGTATGCCCGGGCCTTGAGCCATAACGGCACACAGAGGCGATCGATTAGGAAACCTGAATCGAAGCCTGAAGCAGCAGAATGCGCATCCAAATCGTTGAGAATGAAGACCAGAAGAGCCAAAGCAGCAACCACCCGTCCAGGAGAATCCAAATGCAGCTCAGGAACCACAAAGACGTCGTAAACTTCAAAATAGCCCGTTCGTAGCAGCCTCAGAAAATTAGCATTCCCAGGTAGAGAGTTTAAAAAGCTCTCCTGGTTCTCCGAGCAAATGTTATGAACCAGTTGAGTTAAGCGCCCCAGCCACAATCTTCTTTTCCAGGCGCCAGTTCGATTTGAGGCCCCCGCTATCACGGAGCGCAATAGCCTCAAATCTATCAGAATATCTAAATGATCCATGGAAACTCTGCAGCTACTTTATAGCAACTAACAAGATTCTCATCCGCTAAAGGCTTTATGTCTACCTACAGGGCGTGCCAAAGTCAACATGATTCACACTTCCTCTTCAGAAACTGGACCTGCAAAAACATGTTCTTTGGTTACGCTAGAACAAGATCACTCCACCCATATAATCCCCAAACAATACCCAAAACCGCAAACGTCCTTTGAGAAAAATACTTACTGTAGATACAATGATAGGTCTGGCGCATATAACATAAACTACACATTATTCCAGGGACCCCACTCTGGGCTCTATGGAAACCACATGACGAGCATTCCCTGCCGGGTTCTTCGGGGCAATCCAAAGAAAAATGATTAGCCATTTCCTCCACATCACTGTCATAGCTAGACAGATCAATCCAGGATTCTGGTGATAGATTTGGAGAACCGAAAATATCAGCACCCTCCTCAGCCGCTTCAAGCCATGGCTCTGGGAATAAGAGATTTACCGCATCCATGCACTCATCTTCACTCGCCACAGGGATCCGCTCACAAGGACAGACAGCCCACCTGGCACCGTCCGCCATCCGAACGAGGCTCCTCTCCAGCAGATGCCGTCTATACTCCCGCAACACAGTTTCCGGCCCTGAATTCGTGGCCAATGGAGGCGGCGAAGGGGGAAATACCGGTGAAAGTGGCGGAGGTAGCTCTGGCGCTGGCGGAGAAGCCGGGAGAACCGCAGGGGAGGATCTGAGAGAAGGGGAAAGTACCTCATGACACCGCAGGTCAATGTCGGCTTCAGTGCATAATATAGCACTCTGAATATGGCTCAGGGTATCATTGAGAACGAGGACCAGGTACTTCATGGCGTAGCGAAAAAATGGTCACCTCCGCAGCAGAGAGAATATTCTCAGAAATGAGAAGTGTTGGTCACAAGGTGTTCTGATGCGGAAAATTGTACATAATTGCTCTGCACATTCTATGGGGCATTATCACCCCGGGAGACGAAATTGCCGACCAATGGGAACAAAAGGGGTAGGTGTGGTGTATTTGAGTACATGGGGCACCTAGGACAGAAACCCGGAAAAAACGCGGTGAAATAGTGCGAAGGGTAATGAAGATTGACATTGAACTCTGTGACACGGAAGTGAGTGTAGAAATTCACTATCACTAATAATGGGAGATTGCAAATCGATCTCCTAAAATGGCGCCAAATTCCTCACAAATGAGGTCAATATCAGCCGACTAATACTGGCGTCATCAGAACCCGCCCGCGGCCCGCCCCTGCCGCGCGCCGGCCGCCCCCGCGCTGACGTCAGCGCGTAGCGTGCTGCGCCATGACGTCAATGATGACGTGGCACTTTGATTGACAGTTGGCCGGCTGCCATCAGTGTGCTGTAGATTATTGATGATG